CCCGCCCCTGCTGTCCAGGTGACGACGACTTTGGTATTATTATTTTTGGTAGCCGCGACATTCGTCGGCGCGGCGGGCGGCGGCGTATAGGTCACTTTAATTTCGCTAATTTCTGAACAATAAGCGTTTAATACGGTCTTATCCTCTGCACCAGCCAACAGATATATTACCGGTTGCAGGTCAGTAATATTTTGTTGTGTCCAGGCCACTCCGTTGTTAAGGGCAAAGTCGTCGTAAACTTCCGTTGCGGATGTCGGCAGATTATTTCTTAATGTGGCATATACTATCGCCGCACTTCCTACTTTATGCCCTATTGCTGAGGGCTGGACGGTTGGAGTACCGGCATCGCGCCATATTTTGAAAGTGATCCGAACGTTGCTGATTGTTCCCAATGCGCTGGGGTCTTCCATGCCGAATATAGCATATCCGTCACCCCCATTATTAGTTTTTACACCGGTGGCGGGGTCGGCATCTTTTAGCCGGGCATTAACCGAAGCGCCGGAACCAAAAGTGGCAAGGTAATTGCTGACATCAGCATTGATATGTCCAATCCAGTCTGCCATTATTTAAAGACCTCCCAGGTTATATCGAGAGGAAAATCCTTCCAGTTTGCCGTATCTCTCTGCCAGCCATAACCCCCCGGACAGAGGGGAGGAAGCCCCGTTTTAATTCTGCCAAAAAAAGCCCACAGAATTTCATCATTCAAAACAGGAGCGGTTTTTAATGCACAGGCCTTTGCTTTGTAAATATCTTGGCAGGGGGGATTTTCAACATTGCACTTAATATATTCTTTTTTCAGCGGATGATACTCATCACAAATCTCTTTGCATTTCTGCCGATCGAAAGCAGCATATTCCTGAAGATTATTAAAAGCCAGATTCTCACCGGTTTTTTTGTTATATTTTTCCACGGCGGAGGCGATGCCGGCCATCGTATCATCAACGGACTTTTTCATTTTGTCGGGGTGTTCGCACTTCTCGGTGCTGTTCGTATGGATGCCAATAAACGTCCGGCATTCGATGATCAGATCAATGATTTCTTGTTTCATAACTAATCCTCGTTATTCGTCTCTTATTCATCCCGCGTCGTCTTCGACTCCTGGGATAATTCGCTTTGGGCTTCCCTGGGGAAGCCACAGTCTCATTACGCTTTTACGTTACTGTTATCGTTCCCGGCCGCAGCATTTCATAATCGACCGGCTCCACATCGGCGACAGGAACGCTGACAACGGCATTAGCCGCTCCCGCATCGATGGCAATAGCGATCAGGCGGCTAACATAAAGCGTTTCGCCGGGAGTGAGACTATTGAGATAGGCGCTGATCTCCAACCCGATTTGGGTCTTGTTGATGCCGGCGCCCGTTATGGCCATCTCGACGGCTTGTGTCGTAATAGTGGGAGCCAGAACCCGGACGGACGAGGCCGTCACCGGACGGACATCATCAATATAATCTTTAACCTGCGTGGTCAGGGCTTTAATGGTATAGTCCTGCATGGAAACCGTGAAAATATCGGTATCCAGACTAAGCTCCGTGGCGCTGTCGATTGCCGTAACTTTGGCGGAGGTGCCCAGCGCATCGTTGACGACCAGATCGCCAATGCGCACCGGATCATCCTCGTCTTCAAAGTCGGCTTTGGTGTCGATTAATTTATCGGCGGCAAGCGCGGTCACGGTACCGTAGAGGTCGGCATAAGACGAAGGCAATTCCGACCCGGTAATTTCCTTATCGGCAATGATCACCACATCCACCGTGCCCAGCCCCTGCGCCAGCGGAAAACAATAGGCGGCAGCGACATAATCAAAACTCATCGCCCATTTGATGTAATCGTATCGATTGCCTCCTGCCGGAGGGCGGCGAATGTAATCGAGAAGCCTGGCCAGGTAAGCGGCATCGGTTTCATCAACAGTCCGCGAAATTCCGCGCACCCAGGCGTGACGCTCCAGAAATTCCGTATCCGCCGTATCGGGGAAAATCTGCCGGGCAATCCAGTCTTGATGTTTATATAGTCCCCAGAGAGCGGAGGCCAGACAGGCGCTTTTCATATAGATCAGGGTGCCCGGCGAGACATCAGCTTCGGGAAATTGATTGCGCCAGTCGGTCAATATGGCGGCAAATAAAACGTCAAATTCTTTTTGAAAAGTCATAGCGAGTCCTTATGTTCCCGAAGCAAAGCGCGCGGGGACATTAGAGCGAGCTATCCCTGAGCGCAAGCGAATGGGATTTGTAGGGTTAAATAATCCTTTCATTACACCACCTCAATAAAAGTAGAAAAAGCCACCGGCGCCGCGCCGGTGAACGGCGTTACCTCGACGAGCAGTTTCAGCCGGTGCAGGTCCTGAAGCCTGTCGCGCTGAGCCCAGACTTCAACGGCAATGGCTTTTTTCGCGTCGAGAAGCCATTGCAGGGCCTCTTTACAGTAGTCGATGGCCAGGCGCATCGTTGTATCGGTGTTCTTCGCCCGCTCCAGCAGATAGAGCCGGGAGCCGAAAGACGTGTTGGCGAAAAACGAACCGCGTTTCACCTTCAGCGACAAATAGATGTTGTTCATGAGCGTGGTCGCCTTTTCAAAGGTCATCTGGCCTACGCCGGTTTGATTATCAATGGTAATGGCAAAATCCATAGTGAGCCTTAATTTTCCCCGCACGCAGTGTGCGGAAAATTATAGAGCGAACTATCCCCGAAGCGAAGCGTATGGGGATTAATACAATTTAAAAATCTTTTCATAATATTATCCTGACCGGAATGACAATTATTTATTTTACGCTTCACTCTTCACTCTTCACGAGTCCCGTTTTCACGCCTTTAGCCCGCTTTCGTTTTCGCCGTGCAGACGTTTTCTTCCGTTAACGGCACCACCGGGGCGCCGGTTTGACCGCCGCCGGTTTCTACACCGCCATGAATGTGATTGTTATATAAAGCCAATAAACGGTCGTCAATTAGTTTACGGATCTCTTCCCGGATATCGCCCAGATTGATAATATCGCAGAATACGGTCACCTCTCCGCCGCTGGTGATATGCAGTTTTCGATCTCTTTTCAGATGAATTTTATCGCCTTCATCGGTATAGATCGCCATTTCGCCCTCTTCCAGAGCAAGGCGGTACCGGCGATCATCGGAGGCAATGGCCAGAATATGATTGCCCTCTCTGATGATGATGATTTCCGCGCCCGCCAATGGCCGGGAGGTAAAGCCGTAATGCTGAAAATATTCCCGCTGCTCGAACGATTCGCCCAGCCGCCCGGTAGCGGAAAAAAGTTTGATGAAGCCCTCAATAACTTTAATGACAATGCCTCGAATCATAAATTTTCCTTAACCCTTCATCCCGCGTCGCTTCGCTCCTGGGATAATTCGCTCTATAATTTTTCGTGCGCTGCGCTTCAAAAAATCAAGGCTCATTATTAAGCTATCAATCCCGGTTCGCCGAGTTTTATTTTTGTCGTCGGCCCTTCCTGTTTGGAAAGTTCAAACGTCCGGCCGTAAATCAAATAATCGCCGTCCAGGCCCTGCTTCTCGTCTTTAATATGGCACATTTTGTTAATTGCCCAATTTTGTTCATTCTGGCTGTGACGGGCGACCGTGTAAATAATATGCTTTCCCTCTCTACGCTGCGTTTCCATGATCAGCCGGGCATGTTCCTGGGAGCTGAGGCTATCATTATTATCAATAGCCACGAACGGCTTATAAAAAGGGAAGTCCGGGTCTAGTTCGGTTGCGTTGGGCTTATTTATTCCCGTCGCTAAAACATTGGTCTCGCTTCCCTGTTGCTGCCCCATAACGGTAACTTTAGAGTATTTTTTGGATATATTATCAATGTATTCGGATTCGATGACATTATTGCCGATCCCATCCTTCGTGAGCTGCAAGGAAAATTCCGGCTCGCCTTTGGCCACCGGGCGCCCGAAGACCAGTGTGCCGTCGGGCTGGCAATAGAAGAGCAACCCCCGACTCAAGGCATACATTTTTAAAACTTCAAAAATAGTCTGACCGGCGAATATCTGACCGATCCTTTGAGCGGGATCATACAGAACGGTTGTCGTAGTTTTCTTTTTACGCCCCTTGAGTTTGCCCGCAATGTTTTTCTGATAGATAATTTCCGACCGGTTAATAAAAGGCACTTTGGCCAGAAGCTTATTCGCCAGGGCTTGTAGTTTCATGTTGGTGGTGGTTATAAAAGGCGGCTCGCAGTGGGAATCAACCAATAACCCCATGAAGTCGCGTCCTTCCACGGCCAGCGATACTCCGCTTTTGGTCACTTTACGGTGCACTTTGTCGATAAGACCCTTTAATTCCTGTTTACCGTTGACAAATAATTCGCAAACCAGACCGGGTGTGATCACGGTTTCCGGATTAGCCAACTCCAGGTGAAAGGCGTCGGCGGGAATGTAGAGATCCGAGTCGATCACATAACTTAAAAAATGCGTGATTATTATGCCGGGTGTTTTATTTTTAATGTCCGCGCCTACGCGCAGCTCAACATTATCGGACATAGATAAACACCTCGCCTTCCGTAAAGTTGGGTTGACGAATGCGGTTGATCTGGAGCAAACGCTCGGCGGAAGTCATGGGCAGGCCGTATTTCAGGCAAACCAGATGCAGAGGCAGGGGGTTGTCCAGCGTGACCTTAACCATCTTCTCGCGCTCCAGGCGCACGCGGTTGACGTGATCAAGCAGGTTTTCCGCCGTTTGCTTGAGGCTGTCCATTTCGCGGGCAATTTCTACCGCCGCTTCGAGTCGCCCGCGGGCGATGGCCAGCGTCTCTTCCAGCTCGCGGATGTTCATCACCTGAAAATCAGAATTCCCTTCCCGGAAAGCCTCTTCATCGGCGGCGTAGATTGCCGCGGCTTCGAGCGCCACCCGCTGGGCGCAGGCGATGGCCAAATGATTATTCATGACATCATCGTCGCCGAATTCCCGAAAAGCATCCTGCAGGTCGTTGAAAGCATCATCGAGGCGCGACATAAAAATGCCGGGAAAATCGCGCAGGGAGGTATAAAGGAGCGATACTTTTTCCACGGCGCCGGTGAGGGATCCCAGAATCCGGCCCGGCAGGCTCTCCGCATAAATGATGGTCGCCTGCAAAGAATTTACCGGACTCATTATCTGATTGACCGTGGCTTCGCCTGTGGCTATATAGCCTTCCACACCGCCCACAAAATCTCTTGTTTTATTGGAATATTCCTGCACCTGCTCTAAAAGCCCTTTGTCGGAATCCAATGTTTTGCCGACAACGCCGGCGTCGGAGGCGGGAAGTTTATTTTTAATGTCGGAAGAGAGCTTATCCTGCTGTTGGTCCTGCCCGTTGATGTAATTCTGCTCTGCCGCAGAAAGGACGCTGGTGTTTTCCGCAGGCTCGGTGTCATCCTGCATTTGTTCGACCAGGGAAATATCCAGTTGAGCGGTGCGTTTACGATCGTCATGCTGAACTACGATAGATTCGATGGCAACTTCCATCAGCCCGTATTTGGGATGAACAAAATCATATAAATATTTGTCCTCCAGGCTGTTGAGCAGATCAATGTGGGTGGCGTATGTTTTTTGTTCGGCGTTATCATAGAAATAACAGCGGATCTTCAGCTTGTGGGCTTTCTGCCCCATGTCTTCCAGATCCACGCCGTTGGCATAGGGATAATCGTATTGAGCGATGGCCTTTTCAAAGGTATCTTCGATAGTCTCCATTTCGAGACGATAACCATCGAGCAGGCCTTCTTCGGTTTCCGCTGCCGGGTTTTCCCGATCTGCATTGTTGTCTGTTAACATAGTTCGTATCTCTCAATGAAACTTAAATTTTAGAAGCAAAGCGCGCTAAAATTTTCTAGTTGAATTGATCCCGTCCGCCACGGCGGATCGGGAGTTATACGCTTCATCCCGCGTCACTTCGTTCCTGGGATAATTCGCTTCGGGCTTCCGTTCGGAAGCCTCAGTCTCATTACGTTTCACTATTCACGTCTTTTATTTCCCACTCTTTACGACGTTCTAAAAAATGTTCCAAAAGGCACGCCGCGGTTTACATCAATTCTCAAATCCGCACCCTTATTTCCGGAATCGGCAATAACTCGCCCGTCTTTATCGATGCGGACGTTCAAGTTAATAATAGGCTGAATAATGTCACGGTCTATCGCCATCAGCTGCCGGTTAAAAGCATCATTGATCCAGTTGTCGCCTTTGCCGCCGCGCATAACATCAGCCAGCGATCTAACCCAGGTGGCAGTTGTTAATACGGCTCCCCCAACTGTTCCCGCCGTCATTCCAGCTGCAGCCATCCCGGCCGGAAGGAGAGATTTTAACCAGGTCAGAATGCCCGACCCGCCAATCACCTTGTTCAGTGTGCCTCCGCCAATATCTTGCGCGTTAGTCACGAAGACGGGCACAACCCCGGTTGCGGCCTGGATTTCCTTGCCGACAGCGATACCCGCTGCGGTCGTGCCCAATCCTTTAAACGCATTTTTTATATTGCCGTAGGTTAAAGCGCTGAGGATGCCGACGGACAATCCCGCTGCCAGATAGCCTCCGGCTTTAGTGAGTTTGGGAGAATCGGCTATAAATTTAATCGGCACTTTGGCCAGATCATACATAAAACTGAGGTCGGTTTTAATGCCGCCCAGGCTGGATTTGATTTTTTCGAGC